CTAGCAACTGTTGCACCTGCACCCGCAGTATTTGCTGACGAGCCTGCTTCAACTGATAATAGTACTACAGAAGTAAAACCAGCAGATAACGTTGGCCGTGTTAATTACGTTTATAAAGTAAAAGGTACTGACACTGAAATTGGTAAAGGATTTAAAGAAGGTGTAATCGGGGAAGATTATGTTATCAACCCAGAAGTAATCGAAAATTACAAATACTCTGGTGTAGAGGGTGAAGCAACAGGTAAATTCAGTAATGAAACACCTACAGTAACTTTCTACTACGAATCAACAACAGCAGAAACTCCAGCTACTACTGAACAACCAAAAGAAGAAAAACCTGCTGAAGACAAGAAAAAAGATGATGTAGAACCAACTACAACTACTTCAACTACTACTACTTCTACAACAGATAAGAAAGATGATGTAACTACTACAACACCATCTACTACTTTAAAACCTGCAGAAAAACCTGCTGACAAACCAAAAGAAGAAGAAAAACCTGCTGAAGTTGTAAATCCTACAATCGAAAAACCAGTTGAAACAAACACTGGAGATAAAATTGTTGGTTCAACTGACAAAGGTCAAGTAATCGTTGCTAACGATAAAGGTGAAACTTCTGTTGTTGCACCAGAAAAAGTTGGTGGAGAAGTTAAATCTGACGGTTCAATCCAAGTGAAAGATAAATCAGGTAAACTTGTTAAAATCCCTACAACTGGTGTAGAAGCTGCTTTAGTATCAATTATGCTTGCAGGTGGTTCTGCTAGTGCAACTGGTATTGCAACATACTTACGTTCTAAACGTAAATAAAACTTAATTTTAAAGTTAGATTAAAAGATAGCATTTTTGCTATCTTTTTTTTATTTCAAATATGTTACTTATTCGTTACGATTACTTTATTTGACTTTTTAAAGTTTTTATTGTAGAATAATAATACTATAACAGTCTTATCAAAAGACTAAATAAGGAAAGAGGTATATAATACTTATGAAAATGAATAAAAAAATCGCTGTAGCTAGTGCAACGTTGCTTTCAATTGTAACTCTTGCGGCTTGCTCAAATAAATCAGATGTGCTTGTATCTATGAAAACAGGTGACATTAAGAGTGCCCAATTCTTTGATGAAATTAAATCAAAATCAGAGGAAGCCTTAAAAAAAGCTGGTGCGAGTGCTAATCTTGTTGAAGAAATGAAGAAAACTGTTTCTGAAAACACCAAGGATTTTCAGAGAGTTAGAGAAACTAATCAACTCTATGAGCGTATTTTAGGTAGTACTGATTCAAACGTTGCTTCAAACATCGCCCGCATGGCCTTAACCTCTGAATTGTTTGAGGTTGAAGTAGGAAAGAGATTTAGCAACCATACTAATCTATTTTATGCTCCTACAAAAATCCCTAAATACATTTCATCGGTCGCAACAGATAAGCATTTAGAACGTGTTAGTTATGGTGACCATGACGGTATCAGAATTAACTACACTGAATCTATGACAGGCTGGTTAGGGGTTCGATTCCCTCTTACTAAGAAATTTGTGAAACAAGGTGAAAGTCTAGGCTATCGCATTGAAATCGAAGTTGATAAAGTTCCTAAAGATGGTAGGGTTTTAATCCAATTATTGGATAACACTGCAAAACTGGGAATGTATTATAACTCTCAAATTTCGCTTAATGAAACTGGCAATCAGGTGTTTACAGGATATTTAGACATTCCAAGAACAGGCGAGCTAAACGAATATAGCCTGAGATTTACTCTCATGACCCCTGGCGATATCGTTATTCATAAGCCTATGATTATTGATAAACGCATAATTCCTGACGAATTCGTAGATAGCACAGACTACAACAGTGAGTATAATCGAGTGACTATGTCATTGTTACAAGATAGTTTTGCTATCAAGGCATTGAATAGCTCTGGAGATATTATTGCTGGTATCAACGTTGGTGCAAACGGGAATAACCGTATCATCGGGAAGGCTACACATATTACTGGTGACACACTGATTGATAATGCGGTTATCAAGTCGGCGATGATTGATAAACTCAAGACTGCCAATTTTGAAGCTGGTTCAGTAACTACAAACATTTTAGATGCTGAAGCAGTAACCGCTGAGAAAGTTAAGTTTGATACTGCGTTTATTCAAAAACTAGTTTCACAACAAGCGTTTATCGATGAACTTTTTGCAAAACAGGCGACGATTACAAAGATACAGTCTATTGATTTCACAGGAAATCACATCAAGGGTGGGGTTCTCACGTCTTTAAACGGCAACTCAACCTTTGATTTAAACGCTGGACGAATTCAAATGCAAAGTAGCCCTACAGGCTGGAGAACATCTTGGGACTCAAACGGGATAGCGTTTAGAGGTCCGAATGATAAAGTTTGGGGCGCAATGGGTGGAGACTCTGGTGGTGGCGTTGGTATATATATGCGTGACGACCATGCTTTTAACCTAGTTGTCAACCACACTGACCAAGGGAAATCCTATGCTTACACTGCTTTACGTGTTAAATATGGCGATGGAACATATCTTCAATTTTCGCCTGGCGGTTCAAGTTACAATCTATTATTGTTATTCAATGATATTTATAGAAACATTGAACTACTTCACAAAAACAAAGCAACCGCAAAACCATATACGTATAGTATGTATGGTCCGTTAAAATAAAACGAGGTGAAAAATGAACGTACAAGATAAAGTGATTAACGATTTAGCAATTCAACTAGCAAATAAAACGATTGAATGTGCAAATTACAAGGCTTTATATGAAGAAGCACTAGAACAAATCCAACAACTACAATTAGAGAAAGAAAAGGAAGAATGATATATGACATTTAAAGTTATCAACAAATACTTACAAGAAAGCAATCGCACATTCGTCGCGATTCGTCAAGAAACACCATATACGGCTTTTGACCGTGTATTAGTCGGTAACCGTGTGAACGAATCAGACGAGGAATTAATTAAGGCAGTCATCGGACAAGTGACTACTGAGTTCAATCCAGCCGATGGAGTGAAGAAACTTCAAGAAGACTTGCATACTCAAGCTGAAAGTTACGAAGAGAAACTTGCTGAGAAAGATGCGAAAATTGCAGAAGTAAAAGCCGTTGCCGATTGGGCAGTATTGGCTCGTGTAACGGATGTAGATAATCCACTAGACCCTACATTATACAAACGCGGTCTGGAATTGGTTGACTTGGGGAAAACTGGTAAGACTTACCAATCGCAAGAAATTTTCACGCTTGAAGATGTAAATCATGTTGAGAAGTTTCAGGAAGGTCGACGCGTTATGATTCAAGTCAATGAACCTTTCACTTATCAAGGAGAAACACTTGATCAACTTGCGACGCTTGAGCAAAACGGTAAGCTAGGCATCTGGAAGTGGGAAGCACCTAAAGAGCCAAAGTCAAGCGATAACGCTTAGGCAATAGGATTATGATGCCGAGTGACATCGAACTAAGGATTTTAAACGAGCACCTTCAATCATTATTTAAAAGTCCTTATATTCAGATTCTGCTTTGGTTAGTATTCTTTGATATTGTATCAGGATACATCAAAGCCTTTAAACTAAAGAAATTTGACAGCAAGACAAGTACTAATGGATTGCTACGACATTTCTTAGTAGTTGCTGTAGTGATGGTTATTGCGTTATATGCACGCGCTCTAGGACATAGAGAAATTGGAATTACAGCCTGTTTATTCTTCATCATTAGTTACATCGGCTCATTAATGGAAAATTGGGAGGCGCTTGGATTGCCGTTCCCAGAAACATTGAAGCCGTATATTAATCAAATGAGACGGAATCAAGAAAATAAAATCAAAAAATTAATTGAGAAAGAGGTAGAGAAATATGATGATTAACTGGAAAGTACGTTTTTTAAACAAAACATTTTGGATTACATTAGTACCAGCATTAGCGTTATTACTTCAAACGTTTCTAGCTGTATTTAACGTTCGGTTAGAACTAGGAGAAACAATTGATAAATTATTAGTCTTTATCAACGCATTATTTGCAGTTTTCGTAATCGTTGGTGTTGTTAATGATCCAACGACTAGTGGAGTAAGCGACAGCAGTCGTGCAATGACTTATGACCGTCCAAACAATCAATAATATAAAAAGGCAGCTACAATCGTGGCTGCCTTTTTCATTGGAGGAAATATGAAAAAAATCAAAAGGGATGTCAGTCTTACTACTAAGGTTCGAAATAATATGAATCGCATCCAGGACGAATTCTATTCTCACGATACTAATAGTGCAGTAATCGAATTAACAATGGACAGGACTGATTTAAAGAAAGTAATTGTGTTATTTCATTTTCAACGTTCCAATAGATTCCTGGAAGTAATTGGGAACGTAACAGGAAATGTAGTAGAAGTGCCGTTTGATACTAGCTTAATTACTGTTGATGAAACAGTAACTGGATATGTTTACATCGAAAAAGTAGTACAATCTGCTGATGTTTGCAAATTTTCATTTGGTGTGCGTGTATCTGAAATTGATAAACACAAAGATTTACCAGTTATTGAGAAAGATAGTAAGCGAATCGTTGCAATCACTGAGATTGTAACAAAAGCGGAATTACAAGAAGCATTAAGCAATATTCATGTGGAAGGTGCAAGATATGACGATTCAGAAATTTTGAAACGTCTACAAGCACTTGAAGCTACTCCAAAATTAGACACTAGCGTATTCGCAACCAAATCGGAACTTAAAAACATTTCGTTAACTCCTGGGCCAAAAGGAGACAAAGGAGACCCAGGACCTCAAGGGGCTACTGGAGAAAGAGGACCTAGAGGAGAACAAGGTTTGCAAGGACTTCCTGGTGAAAAAGGACGAGATGGAGTCCCTGGGCCAAAAGGAGACACTGGACTTCGTGGAGAGCGAGGAGAACAAGGCCCTACTGGTCCGCAAGGATTAACTGGACCTACTGGCCCTCAAGGACCACAAGGTATCCAAGGTGAACGCGGACCGAAAGGTGAAAATGGTCGTGATGGCGTTGGTATTCCTCAAAAGTTGACTTTATCAGGAAATACCTTAATTCTTTCGGACGGTGGCGGAAGTGTTAATTTACCGACAAACGCCACTCCAACACCTAGCAGAACAGGTCAATCAAACGAGTATGAAATCCACGGGACAGGAATACCGAACGGAAAAGTCACAGCACCAGTTGGAACTACTTACATTGATACGAATGTTACGAACGGGGCTTTACAGTGGATAAAACGCAAAGGAGATAACAATCAAGGTTGGGAGGTCATGTACGGAGACACTGGTTGGAAACGATTAAGTATATCGTCCGGATATCAACAATCCACTTTACGCGTGCGTAGAATTAATAATGTGGTAACTTATAAACTTGATGGATTGAACAAAGACTTATTTGGAATTGTTCGCCGCGGCGGACCTGGTTATCTCTCACACGCATCGGACATCGAACGTAACGTTTATCTTTTATATAACAACAGAATACCAAC